ATTCTTTTTCATGAGATACTTCTTTAGCTTCTGGATGTTCTCCTGCTTAGGCTTGTAAGTATTCTTAATTATAAAACCCATCCATTGAAGTTCTGATTCTTACTAGGGTACATATCATCATTACTACTGGTGTTGTACTCAGGGTACAAGCTATTGTAGTAAGCCATGTGGTCTACAAATCTTCTGGAATAATGCTCTGCAACATCACGCTCTTTCTGTACAAGGTAATCTAAGTCCTCCTTAGTTACGCTGGTGCCGTTTTCTGCGCCTTTGGTATATATACCCCCATTCGCTACTTTAAAGTGGATGTAAGGCAGTATTTCAACAGCAGCATAGTGTATTACCATATCCTGAATATAGTTAGTAAACAGGGTTAGGTAGTTGCCAGAAAGACTATCCGCTGCAATCTCTGCAGCTATCTTATTAAAAAGCTTTGTGCCTAATATAGTCTGTATGTGTATGTCCTGTGCAATTTTAATAAATTGTATCATCTGGTCTCTATCAACATTTCCATTGATGCCAGTGCGCTTAATTACATCAGCAGGGCTAACGAATAATACTTGTGCCATTATATACCGCCTTGTATGTCCTTACTGGAAGGAGGGTTAATAAATCCTTTGTTCTTCATATTGCTAGGCGTTACAGCAACCTTAGGGTCATTAGCCTCTGGTCTAAACCCTTTACCCCTAGCCTTTGTAGTGCTAATGGTTTTTGCATTTGGACTGGTTACATCAGGCTTAACACCGCCCCTACTCATGTAGGTTCTGCGAATCCATTTGTGCTTACATCTAGCACCACCCTTGTAAAGCCATACGCTATATGTAGAGGCTCCTTCTGGGCCAAAGCCCTGATTAACGGCTTGATTGTCCATGCGTATAATATCCTCCTTGCGGTAAAGCTTACCTGCTGACATCATCTTACGGCAGAACTCTCTTTGTGGGCTTTTACTGCCCTCGTACTTGTAGCGCACAAGGAACTTAGTGCCCTCTACATTCTCACCATCTTGCTCACTCTTAGCATTAGGGCGTGCTGTACCAGTTGAGGCAAAGCCCATCATTTTGTCCAGTGCTTCCTCCTGCTCATAATCTACATCACGCTCATCAACCAACTCCCACTCCTCAAGGTCTACATCCTCACCAAGTGCTATAAGGTCATCAGCAATATCATCGTAACCCTCAGGCATTTCAGCTGCCATCTTAACGCCTGTTTCCTCCTCTATTACCTCAACATTAGTTACCTCCTCAGTATCTGTAAACTCAATAGGTGCTAGTGTTATAAAGTACAGGTTAAGCGATACATTGTTAAAGCCTAGTATCTTGTCAAGTGCTGCTATTACCTGCTCCTGCTTAGGGCGTATAACGCTGTTGTCAAACAGCTGGAAAGCAGTCTTTATCTCATCAGCATTATTACCCAATCCTGTTTGGTCTTTTACGCCAAATAACATAGGGCTTGTAATGCGGTGGCCTACTAATACTTTCTGCTGGCTCTCACGGCTTAGGAATTCATATTGTGCTGAGGCCTCACTTAACTGGACTGGCTCAATGCTAGCTGCGCTATCGCTGCTATCGTTAAAGGCTAGAATGAACTTACCTGCATTGCTGCTGCCTGACCACTTTTGCTTTATCTGTGATTCAATAATATCACGCTCCTCCTCTGGTGGAACCCCATTATTAAAGTTCACAATCATAGAAGGCGCAAGGCCGTTCTTTATATTGTTGATGTGGTAGTTGGCAATCTCGCCCTCTAGCTCAGCATATGGCAAAGCACCTTGATAGTCCACAGGGCTGTAATAATAGCTACCACTGCGATATGGTCTAAAGTAAAGTATCTCAACTTTATCTCCTTGAGAGCCACACCCAAAGGATGGGATGCGCTCAACACCTTTTTTACTGCGTACCTCACTCCAATCATAAGCATAATAATAAGCCTCTACCTCACCCTCTGCGTTGCACTTCTCGGCACGCAGGGTTTCTACAGGCATGTGGTATACCTCAACAATCTTGCTTTTATCCTTGTTATAAATAACTTGGAAAGCACCATTGCCCAGCATATAGTAATCGTTGATGACCTTTTTAAGTTCCTCATCTTTAATAAGCTTCTTAAGCTGTAAGTAGCCTTGTGGGTTCTTAGCACTATCTGTAGCATCAATACCCTTACCGAATACCATATCAATGACTCCAGAGATAACAGCATTATTAGTAGGGCTGCCATTGTAGCGGTTGATTAAGTAATTAAAGTAATCGTTATCATCCCCATACTCTACCCAGCCTTTGCGAGCATTCTCACTCACTACTGGCGATGTGTAGCTTGACAGCTGCACGAACTTTACATTACTCTCCATAAATCTTAAACTCGTTATCCATAGTTTTTTCTGTTGTAGACAGCTTAGGTTGGTAAGTGGTTACGCTTGCGCCTACTGGCATAATATACATCTTATCCTGCGATAGCAACTTAACCTTTCCTACTTCCCATACTTTTACTACATAAAAGCTTTCGGCAGACAAGTTACTCACATCATATGAGAAAGTCAATACCTTCCTGAAATCATCATAAGTCCCAGAAACTGCCGCATCATATGCGGTCTTACGCTCATCTTCAGATACAACTTGTAGTACAAAAGACTCTGTTGTAAAGTCCCTTAAGTACATCTTAATAGTTGCTGTTGTATTTTCTTCTACAATTATCATATAATTATAAAACCCATTTCAATAACAATGGTTATATTTGCTATTCATTGCTCTCGCAGGTTGAAATACCTGCTAAAAAGAAAAGCCCTTCCAATTACGGAGGGGCTTTCTTAATTAAGGGCTAAACTATTGTTTAGATGTCGCTGATATTACTAGCATCTGCAGTAATTGTAGCATCTACAAAGTTTGCTGGGATTTTCTCCTGTCCAGTAAAGGTTAGAGTGTAACCACTCATATCCCCCATAGCTGCACCAGTTACGATAGTACCACCTGATACCTCACCGCCATACTCAAGTCCCATTAGGAACTTATTTCCGTTGTTGTCCTCTACTACAACATGTGGGCGAGCATAAGCAAGTAGCTTTACCTCTTGGTGTGTTTGCTTAGACATTTTCTTGAAAGTCAAGTTAAGTGTCTGCTCAATGAATGTTGTTCCGTTCTCACGACTAGAGTTGATTGCCTGCTCAAAGCTAGAGTTACCTTTAACCTCAAACTTAAACCAATCTGGAGTACCTCCAAATGCATCAATTACATCCGTATCTGTTGTATCATAGGTGATAGCACCTAATGTCCCGAAGTCTGCAAAGTATACAGCTGTAATACCGCCTACTACATCCTTACAGGGTTCTGTTCTTCCTTTTGTTAATACACAAGCCATATTCTATAAGTATAAAAAAAAGGGCAGACAAGCATCAGCCTACCTGCCCCTTTTAAATTAATCAATCAACTATTAAGTATAGTATACGATGTCAGCACCGATACCAATCTGTACACCTGCAGTAAAGCGCATTACTACACGGACATTCTGGCTTCCATCAAGGTCAGCCATGTCTAGTAATTTCACTTCTTGGTGGTCGCTCAACAAACCTGTACCAAAGAACAAGTTTGATTTTTGTGCAGCTACCATATCATTAGTAGGCATACCAGAAGCAACAAACAACTTAACACCATCAAAGGCTAAATCGCCTCCGTTGTACCAAGTAGTACCATTAGAAGCAACACCATTGCCTCCTAAGCCGTTAGCACCAAACCCACCTAAAGCACGAACATAAGCACGAGCGATGTGTTGTGAACAATAGATGTACAAGTCCTCTTTGCCGTATAATGCAGCAGGGATAGCATCAACTACTTTACCCAATTCAGTAATAACATTTGCAGCAGTTACAGCAGTACCTGTTACATCTACAACTGAAGCATCAGCAGCTAATAGAGCAGTAAAGCCATCGTACTCACCCTCGTTAGCATCAGCACCAGCCCAGATGTTAGTCTCATTCTTTGCAGCTACTTTAGCAGCAACATAACCGATTAAGTAATCAGCAAATGAAGCAGGTAACTCATCAAAAGCAGAGTAACCCATAGAGATTGCTTCCCAGTCGCTTACAAAGTCAGACTTACACAATTCTAGATTCACTTGAAGCTCTTTCGGAGTAAGAACCTTCTCAGCCAAAGTAAGTGTAGAAGTATCAGAGAAATCACAAGTTGCATCTTTAGTGATAGCATCCAAGTTCATAGTCTTAAGGACTTCCTTAAACTTAACATTTGGTTTAATAGTAATACCGCCACCCTCAATAGTGTCGGCACTCAATAATGCAGCAGAAACATATTTCCCTGCAAATTCACCAGCATATGTGGTAGTAATTGAAGTGGTTGTAGCCATT